TTTCCTAGGCCGCGACCAGCAGCGGCAACTGTCCCCCGGAAGGGTCGGCAGCGCAGGGTTCACCTTGTGCAACGTGAGCCGCCTGTACTCCCCGGAAAACACGAGCAGCGCCCTGTACGGAGACCTCGAACCGGGCCGGGAAACCCGCATCCAAGCCACCTACGCCGGTACCAGCTACCCCCTCTTTAACGGCCGCCTGAACGACTTCACCGTCCACCCCGACCGCTCCGACCGCAGCGTGGACTTCACCGCCCTCGACGGACTCGCCACCCTCCAAGGCGTCAAAATCAGCACCGCCCTCTACCAGGCATTGCGGACCGGGGAGATCGTCAACCTGATCCTCGACGCCGCAGGCTGGCCCGCCGACCGCCGCGACATCGACGCAGGCGCCACCTTCACCCACTACTGGTGGGAGGAAGGCAGCACCGCGTTCGACGCCATCCAAAGGGCGGTCAGCGCAGAAGGCCCGCCTGCGATCGCATATGTCGCACCGGACGGCACCTTCGTTTTCCGCGACCGGCACCACCGTCTGCTGCGCACCCAATCGCTGACGTCGCAAGCAACGTTCGCCACCACCCCAACCGGCAGCCAGTGCTGCGACATCGCAGGCTACGGCGAAGGCGGCTACGGCGACTGCGCCTATGGAGGAGGACCCGCATGATCACCGTGCCCACGGTCGGGCAGACCGCCTGGGGAGAAGTCCTCAACACAGCCCTGGAAGAAGTCGACAGCACTGCGTCCGAGGCGCGCGCAGGATCCAAGCCGGCCGATCAGCTCCTGATCGGCTGGGGATACGACCCCGAGCACGCCAGCTCGACGAACATCCTCACGTCCGGAACGGTGTACCTGCACAAGCTGTGGCTCCCCGCCGCCTCAACCGTGAACAACCTCGGCTGGACCATCACCACTGGCGGCTCCACACTCACCGCCGGGCAATCCCTCATGGGCCTCTACAACGCGGCCGGTACTCTCCTCGCCCAGACTGCAGACCAGTCGGGCAACTGGACGTCCACCGGTTTCAAACTGCCCGCGCTCACCGCCCCGCTCGCCATCACCACGTCCGGCTACTACTACGTCGCCGTGCTCTCCGTGGGCGCCACGCCGCCCACCGGCGCGTCCAGCCCGGGGCTCCAGACCACCTACAACGCGAACACCACTGGGGCAGACCTGCGTCACGCGGTCGGAGCCACGGGCCAGACGGCGCTCCCCTCGTCGATCACCATGTCCGGTAACACGTCCACGAGCGTGTCTACCTGGGCCGTGGCCGCGTAGGGAGCGAGACATGAGCTTCGACTACACCGCCCCGTTCGTGTACCAGCACGGCTGGCGCGACATCGTCAACGACGTCCTCCAAGACGTCGACGAGCGCGCACAAAACCCCGACCTGAGCGCGGTGTGGTCGACAGAGTCTCCGTTCTCCATCCTCACCGGGCAGACCCTGGAGATCAAAGCAGTCGCGTCCGATCCGTTCCTCAACGCGGTCGCACCCACCGCCACAGGTGATGATCCCGACATCGTGTCCATCGGCACAGGCACCGTCACCGCGACCCTCACCCGCGACTCCGGCCAGTCCACCATCATCCGCATCACCTCGACAGGCGGCCCGGCGACCGTCCTGTCGATGCGGCTCCGCGCCCGCGCCGTACCCGTCGGACGGACCATACAGATCCGCGAACAGGACCCCGCGTCCATCACCGTGAACGGGCTGCGGACCTACCCCGACGACATTCCCCTCGCCACCGCCAACGACGTCGAAGCCGTCTCCGAAGTGATCGTCGCGCAGTACGCGAGCCGCCGGCCGCTGGTGTCCATGCGGATCGTCGCCCAAGACGCCGCGCACCTGCAGCAAATCTTCACCCGCACCGTGTCCGACCTGATCTCCATCCGCAACGACGAACTCGGCCTGAACGCCGACTTCTTCGTCGAGCAGGTCGAGCACACCATCACCCGCATCGACCCCGACCGGCCGCCGATCCACGCCGTCGTCCTCGGCTGCGAGAAGGACCGCGACGCCCCGAACAAGAACCCGTTCACGTTCGACAAGACCGGCGCCGGATTCGATGACGGGTTCTTCGACCCGATCGCCGCCGACGACCCGGACACCATCTGGATCTGGGACACACAGTCGGAGTTCGACACCAACGAGTTCGGAACCTGAGGAGGCATGGTGCAGCTGCTGACCGCTTCAGCGCGCGCGTATGTGTACGGCGGGATGTGGGTGGCGGACTGCCCGCAAGACTGCGGCGGGACAGAGCCCCTGTTCGAGCCGCGACGTAAGGGCGGCCCCCGGACGGTGCGCCGCACCTTGTTCCACTGCTCGTACTGCAAGTTCGCGACGAACCGCATCGACTGGCCCGCCGACGAGGAGCAGATCATGGCGGTCCTCTCTCTGCGGCCGATCCCCCACACCCGGAACTGGTATCCGTCCGGGCATCCGGTCGCGGTCCGCTTCGGAATCCCCGACGGCCAGAGTGTGAGAGACCTACAGGACGAGAACGCCGAACACGGCGTCCCTGCGTCGGCCAGCACCGTCCCGCCCTGCCGGGGCGTGTAGTTAGAGAGGGGGCGGTTCACATCGCCTGGACAGCGCCAATGACGGCCGTCGCGAACACCGTGTTCACGGCCGCACAGTTCAACACCCACATCCGCGACAACCTTGCCGAGACCGCCCCCGCGAAAGCGACGACGGCGGGCCGGATCTTCGTGACGACGGGTGCCAACTCGATCGCGGAACGCCCTCTGGAGACCGCTGCGGTCTCCACGTCGCAGACCACGACGTCCACGTCCTACACCGACCTCGCGACGATCGGCCCGTCGGTGACGATCACCACCGGGCCGGCGGCGATCGTGTGGGTCTCCAGCTTCATCCAGAACTCCACCGCTGGCGCATCCAGCCACGTCGGTTTCGCCGTGTCGGGGGCGACGACGATCGCGTCGTCGGACGTGGACGCGCTCCGCTTCAACGCGGCCACGAACAACGACTTCATGCGCGCCGGGTTCACCGCGAAGGTCACCCTCACCCCGGGGTCGAACACGTTCACCATGCAGTACCGCGTATCCGGCAACACGGGCACTTTCGCCAACCGGTCCTTGACCGTCATGTCCCTGTAGGAGGACGCCCCGTGGTTTATCCCGATCTGACGATCTACGACATCGAGAACCCGGTCATCCTCGGCTCGTACTACACCGATGAGGTCACTGCGACGAAGCTGCAGGTCAATTCGGGGGATCCGGACCTGTACGCGACGATGCTCCGTAAGGTGCTGCCCGTCTGCGCAGGCGACCACTTGAAGGTCCATGCGTTCGGCCGGTGGACCAACGATGTGGGCCAGGTGACCGGCATCGGCTGGCACCTGTGGATCTACAACGTGGACGCGGGCGAGGGAGCGACCCCGGATGTGTGGCGGCGGATCAGCCCCCTCAACGGGGAGAACATCTTGCCGAACGGGTCGATGCATCACATGCCGGGCCACACGTTCTGCATGTACCGCATCCCCGACGACTGGCCGGTCGGCGATCGTGCGGTTGTCGTGTTCCGGGCCAGCGCCCACCGCACGACGAACCTGACGCCGGTTCAGTACATCACCGTGGACAAGCCATACGGCGCGCTCATGATCGAACGCATACGGGAAGGGGGAGCCTGACCATGGCGACAGGACCGCAGAGGTACCCGGGCGCGAGCACCGCCTACTTCTACCAGAACCGTTACGGCGGCGACCTGATGGAGGTCAACGTCGTCGTCCTCCACACCACCGAAGGCCGCACGCTCCCCGACTACGACGGTGGCGCGGTCGCCCCGAACCTGACCGCGCTGCCGGACTTCACGAACAAGCGGCTGAAGTGGTACCAGCACTTCGACATCGACCGCTCCTCCCGCGCCCTCGTCAACCTGGCCGGCGGGGTGGAGACGAACACTCTCAACGTGGTGCAGGTGGAACTCGTCGGGACGTGCGACCCCGCCACCCACACCAAGTGGACCAAGGCCGGGTACGCCCACATCTACTGGCCCGAAGCCCCCGACTGGGCCCTGCAAGGTGTCGCCGACTTCCTCGCCTGGGCACACACCAACCACCACATCCCCCTCACCGGGCCCGCCTTGTGGCTGCCCTACCCGCAGTCCGGCGCGGCCGACAGCAACGCCCGCATGAGCTTCGCCCAGTGGGAGAACTTCAACGGGATCTGCGGCCACATGCACGTCCCGGAGCAGGACCACGGCGACCCCGGCGCCATCGACTTCCCCCACCTCCTCGCCCTCGCCAAAGGCGACACTCCCACCGCCCCTGAGGAGCCCGACGTGGCACTGACCGACGCAGACGTGGAACGGATCGCGACCGCGGTCTGGCAGAAGATGGCGAAAGCCGACGGCGTCTACCTCGCCCCGACCGACGCCACCGACTACAGCCCGGACGTCAACCACCCCGGCCACTACTGGTCCGGCCGCACAGTGTTCGCCGACCTCGTCCGCCGGGTCCGCGACATCCAGAAGACCGTCGCCGACCTCGCCGCCGCCCAGAAGACGAAGGAGCCCTGACCATGAAGATCAGCAGTATCGCCAAATCGATCGTCGCCGGAGTCGCGGCCGGTGCGACAGCCGCGGTCACGGCCGTGCAGGACGGCACCCTCTCGACCGGGGAGGGCGTCACGATCGTGCTCGCCGTCCTCGGCGCGTGGGGCATCACTTGGGCGGTCCCGAACCGGACGCCCGCAACCCGAGAGGACACGGTATGAGCAGCCCTCTGGACGGACGTATCCGTGCGGCGGCCCGCGCGGAACTGGAGTCGCTCCTCGGCGACTCCGCGCCGGCAGCCGACGGTGCCGGGGATCGGGTGACCGCACTGGAGCAGTCGGTCGCCACTCTGACGGACAGCGTGGGCCGCCTCGAAGCACGCCTCAACACACTGGAGAACGCGGCCGAGCAGGACGCCCGCACCAGCGTGCGACGGACCCGGAAGCCGGCCGGCGAGTGAAGGTCGTCGTCTACCCGGCCGACCGCTGGGGGTGTGGCAGCTTCCGCATGCTGTGGCCTGCTGAGCAGTGCGCTACCGCCGGGCATGACGTTCACGTCGTCGAGCAGGGCCAACGCTCGGTGCGCCTGGTCATGGAAGGCAACCAGGTCCGTGATGTTCTCGTCGATGACGTGGACGTGGTGGTGTTGCAGCGGGTCACCCACAGTTTCATGGCGCAGGCTGTGGGCGTCCTGCGTGCGAAGGGCGTGGCGGTGGTCGTGGACGTCGACGATGACCTGTCCAGCATTCACCCTTCGAACCCGGCATGGGCCATGCACCATCCCGGGAACGAGGGCCGGCGGATGGCGGGCGGGCAGGTGAACCGGCATTCGTGGCGGAACCTGGCGATGGCGTGCCGGGACGCGTCGCTGGTGACGGTGTCGACACCAGCCCTGTTGGACGTGTACGCCCGCCACGGCCGGGGGGTGGTGTTGCCGAACTATCTCCCGGACCACTACTACGGTCTGCCGCGCACGGACTCCGATGTGGTGGGCTGGCCCGGCTCGTTCCACTCCCACCCCAACGACCCTGAGGTGGTGGGCGGGGCGGTCGCCCGGCTTGTCGAGGAGGGCGCCGAGTTTGTGATGCGGGGTGATCCGTCGGGGGCGGGGAAGGCGTTCGGGCTGGCGCAGGACCCGCAGGGTGGTGGGGTGCCGATCGAGGAATGGCCGCGCGTGGTCGCCGAGCTGGGAGTCGGGATCGCCCCGCTCGCGGACACCAGGTTCAACGCGGCGAAGTCGTGGCTCAAGCCATTGGAGATGTCCGCGTGCGGCGTGCCGTGGGTGGCCTCCCCGCGCGCCGAATACCAGCGGCTGCACAAGATGGGTGCGGGTGTGCTGGCGGATCGGCCGCGGACCTGGTACCGGGAAGTGAAACGGCTCCGGGAGTCAGCTGCGATGCGGCAGGAGATGAGCGACGCCGGCCGCCATGTCGCCGAGCGACTCCGCCTGTCCCAGCACGCCTGGAAGTGGGCCGAGGCATGGAGCCGGGCGTATGACCTGCAGCAGGCTACGCCGCGGTCGCGGGTAGGCGTGTAGCGGCGATCGGCTCCTCCCGCACGTCCCGAACCCACGAGATCCCGCAGGCCAGGCACAGTTCGTGCGGATCCTCGTACACGAGCGCCGTGCCCAGGCAGAGCGGGCACTTCGCGCGGGTACGGACACGACGGAGCTGGTTGCGCTGGTAGGTGGTCGTGCCAGCCCAATACCCTTCGGCGCTGTGGAGCATCGCCCAGGCGAGGCAGGTGGTGCGGACGGGGCAGGTACGGCACCAGCGTTGGGCGTCGGTTGCGCCTTGGTCGGTTTCGTGGTCGGGCACGAAGTCGAAGTCGACGCTCGCGCACGGGGCGTCCTCCTGCCAGGCGACGGACTCGGCGCTGATGACGATGGCGCTGACGATCCGGTGTTCGACGTTGTCGATCACGGCGCGCCTCTCTACGGGCACGGGGTGCCGTCGGCAACCGCCCACAACCAAGACGCCGACTCGTAGGCGGGACACCGCCGGATACGGCCCGCCTTCTTCAGCCGCTGGCAGGCGAGTTGTACGAGGGCCCGGTCGAGGCCGGTCTGCTCGGCCAGTTCGGTGCGGGTGGCGTGGCCGTCGGCGATGAGTTGGTAGATGGTCTCGTCGCGGGCGGCGACTTGCGGGTCGCGGGGGCGGCCGGGGCGGCGAACGGTTCCCTGCATGACAGCCTCGCATTCACATAACCGGGCGGCTGAATACCAGTATGCGTGGCACGTCAAATCACCACCGGAACCAGCCACCCCACCCCCATGTGACACTCCCCCCTGAACCACCCCGCACCACACCACCAGGAGACGCCATGAGCATCGAGTCACACACCACAACCGGCACACACGCCGCTTGAGCCCGAGGCTGCCCCATGAACGCGGCGGGGAGGTGGCGGCATGGACGCACCCATGGTCGCAGCGATCGCAGCACTGATCGGCGGCACCCTATCCGCAGTAGGCGTCATGTACGGCAGCCGCGGCGCGAACCGGGCAGCTCGGGAGGGCAACGCCGTGACGGGATTCAACAGCCTGACAGACCAGCTCCAAGAAGAACGGGGAGAGCTGAAAACGGAGAACTCCACGCTCCGCGCCGAGCTGGCCGCCGAGAGACTGGAGTCGGCCCGGCTGCGTCTCCTCGTGCAGCAGCTTGGGGGCACGCCATGACGCGAACCGAGCTGCTGCTGTACCGCAACCGCAGACTCCTGCTGCTGACTGCGATCCTGCTCATCCTCGGCGGCGGCGTCGCACTGTCGCTGCTGCTGATCCACCGCGAGGCGGACGCCCGGGAAGAGATAGCGCGCGAGGCGGATCTACGGGGCCTCGCCGTATCGACGCTGGTATCGGATGTACGGGCGTTGCGGGCTCAGGTCGAGGCTGAGGGGAAGACGCCGGTCGCTCCGGATCCGACGTCGGCGGTGAAGGATCTTCCCGCGCGGGTGGAGGTGCCGGTGCCGGTGCCGGGACCACAGGGATCGCCTGGCCTGCCGGGCGAACCGGGAGCTTCGGGCGCGCCGGGGAAGGACGGCGCTGTCGGCCCGTCGGGCGCGCCGGGTCCGGCGGGTGCGGTCGGCCCTGCTGGTCCGCAGGGTGCACAGGGTGCTGCCGGCCCGCAGGGGGAGCGGGGCGAGGCGGGGCCGGCGGGGGAGCCTGGTGAGCGGGGTCCGGCTGGTCCGGCGTGTCCGGTGGGTTACACGGTGCAGGTGCCGGCGTGGGATCCGGATGCGTTGGTGTGTCGCCGTGATGGTGGTACGGACGACGGCGGCGACGGATCGCCGTCGCCGCAGGCGTTGGCGTTGGATCCGCAACGCCGCCAGTACGCGTAGGGGGTGTCGGTGGCTCGCATGTTGGGGGTGTGGTCGCGGTCGTGGTGTCCGCGCTGCCGTCGTCCGCCGCTCCAACGTGTAGCGCGCTTGACACCCGCCCTCCCTTGCTGCACGCTATGTAAAGCGCGCTACACAAGGTGGTGCGGAAAGAGGAGCCAACCATGACGAACAACGCTCTGACCGAAGTCGCCAACACCACCGCCGCACTGAACGAGGCTGCCGAATTCCCCCACAGGGCGGTCATCCACGCGAACGACCACGCCGTATCCATCGCCATCTGGGACATCGACGCCGACGCTTACATCGACGTCCACCCCCAGGCGGTCATGGAGATGTGCCCCTACACCACCCTCGGCGACCTCGGCATCTTCCAGCTCGGCCTGGCCGATCGCAACGTGAAGTGGAACGCCCTCGCCTGGCTGCGCGCGAACGGATGGGAGCCCGCCGGGGACCCGCAAGCCAGCGCGTGGCGAGTCACCGAGCCGCTCCCCGTCCGGCCCATTGCCGCTGACGGCCTCTCCCTCGTCGCGCTCGCTGCCAGCCGCATCGGCCAGGCAGAGGAGGCCAGGGACGAAGCGATCCGCAAAGCCCTCGCAGCAGGACACTCCGTCATCTCCATCGCTGAGGCTGCCAACCTCTCCCGCGCACGGATCTACCAGATCCGCGACGGACGCCGCTGAACCGTCACGCCGCTTCCGCCCCCTCCGCCCGTACCGCCTGCTCCCACTCCACCAGCAGCCGCCCATACAACGCGCGCTCCTCCACCGTCCACGGCCTGCCCTGCGCGGCCGCCACCACAGCCCGAATCTCCGCGTTCACGGCCGCAGCAGACCGCACGAGGCCAAAGGCCGGAAGAGTGGGGGGCATACGGCCAGGATATCGACGCAGCAGCCCCCGCACTCACCCCGAGCCCCCGGCAGTCTCCAGACCCGCACAAAACAAACGGCCCCGCCTCTACCCTGGACAGTGCGACCCATACCAGAGAAGAGGCGAGACCATGCCATCCGATGCTACCCCGGACCCCTACGCCGACCCCCTCAAGTTCGGCCAGCGCGTACAGATCCTCCGCGAACGCCGCGGCATGACCCAAGCCCAACTCGCCGACCTCATCGGCATCTCCAGCCACACCCTCCGCAAGATCGAGAACGGGCAGCAGAAAGCACCCGACCTCGAACGCGTCCTACGCATCGCCGAAGCATTGCGCGTCCGAGACCTCGCCGACCTCACCGGGCACCCACACATGCACGTCGACCTGTTCGTCGGCCCCGGCCACCCCCGCCTCGCCGCCGTCAAAGCCGCCATCGACAACTTCGCCCTCGCCTCAAGCCTCGAACCCCCACCCGTCGCACACCTCGAGGCCCGCCTGCACGCGGCATGGAAAGCCCGGCACGCATCGAAGAACCACCGCGAAGCGATCGGCCGGCTGCTGCCCGACCTGATCCGCGACGCGCAGGCTTTGGTGCAGGACGCCGACTCGAGCAACGACCGCCGGCGCGCGCAAGCCCTCCTCGCCCAGACGTACTCGCTGTCGCAGTTCTTCATCGCCTACCAGCCCGACTCCAGCCTGCTATGGCGCGTCGCCGAACGCGGCATGGTCGCAGCCCAAGACTCCGCCGACCCCCACGCCATCGGCGTCGCCGCCTGGCTGCTGGCTCAGGCGCACCGCGACTCCGGCCCCCGCCACTTCGATGCTGCGGACGCCATCAACTTGGAGGCCGTCCGCTTCCTCGAACCGCTCCTCCCTGACGCCAGCGACGACGTCCTCGCCATCGCCGGCGCCCTCGAGTTCGAACTCGGCTACACCGCGGCCCGCCGGCGGGAGACGGGCACGGCGTGGCGGCACTGGGACAAAGCGAACGACATGGCGGCCCGCCTGCCCGGCGACTACTACCACCCCATCACCAGCTTCTCGCAGGCCATCATGGGCGCCCACGCCGTGACCGTCGCCGTCGAGCTCCACCAGGGCGGCGAGTCGGTGCGGCAGGCTGCTCGAGCAGACGAGTCGACGATCCCCTCGAGGCCGCGCCGGGCCCGGCACCGCATCGAGGAGGCCCGCGGCTACCAGCTCGACGGGCAACCGGACGTGGCGATCGCGACGCTGGAGAAGGCGCACCGCGCGGCACCGGAGACGATCAAGTGGAACGGGTACGCGCGCGCGCTGATCCTCGAGGAAGTCGAATCGACTCAGGCCGCACGCCGGCGTAGGGCGTCGGAACTCGCGGTCGAGATGGGTTTGCTGACGGCGTGAAAGCGGGGCGCGACCGGAATCCGGTCGGCCCCCTGTCCGGGCCGGTTTTACGGTCACAGGTGTGAGCCCAATCCGTGACTGTGGAGGCGTGAGCATGTCGGACACCGCGAACAAAACACCAGCGGACGCGGACGCTATCCGCCTGCTCACCATCCCCACCCTCAGCAGGCTCCTGCCGGGCCAGGTCCGCGGCGCACTCTGCGTGTGGTGCGAGACCATCCTCGACACGGCGACCGCTGTAGCGTTCGGCGAACCCCGCGACGAGCATGGCGTCTCGACGTTCCCCCGCGGCTGCCGCACGTGCGTCCACCAGCAGGCCTACCTCACCCTCCTGGACCATGCCCCCACCTGCGAGCCGTGCGTCGACGACCCCGACGCCTGCTCGACCGGCGTCGCCCTGCGCGCACTGATGCGGGAGTTCCGGTGAAAATCTGCGCCCACTGCCAGCAGCCCATCCGCGACGGCGAACCGTACCGGGAACACATCCCCGACTCCCTCTCCGGCGCACGCCCCACGGACTACTACCACCGGCAGCCGTGCCGCCGGCCGCCCACACAGACGGCGCCCATAGCCCGCCGCCGCTAGTCTCCCGGCCCGGGGCGTGCCGCACTCCGCCCCCTGCCGGGACGGCCGCTGCCCGTGCTGAGGCAGCAGCCACGGCCCGCCTCCGCACCCCCCGTCACCGGCGGCGGGCCCCTCTACTGCACGAGATCCGCGAGCGGCATGTCGAGACCGTACATTTCGAACGAGACGTGACCGCTCCGTGGACGCGGTGGAATTTACGTACACAACTCAACAACAACGGTCACATGATCTTGCGTCCGGCGACCCACACACACAGGGTGTACACAGCACCCACCACGAACGGCCCAACCTCCACCGCTTCCCAGGCAACGGAGGAAGGGCACCAGCGCCCCCAGCCCCACCGCTGGGGGCGCTGCTACTTCTTCCACTCCAACCGCACCGCATCCGGATCCCAGTACCCGCCCCCCGGCCTGCGACCCACCCTCGCCGGAAGCACCCGCACCGTCATCGCCCAATCCACCGCAGCCCGCTGCCGCGACAAATCCAACGCCTCCCACACCGCCACCACATCATCGGCGTCGAGGAACGCGGCCACCGGGTTGACGCGCACCGCCGTCGCAAGAACCGCCTCCGCCCGCTCCTTACGGGCACGAGCCGCAGCCCTCGCAACCCGCCACTCCTGCATGTCGATCTGCCCCGCACCAAACGCCGCCGCCAACGCGTCGAGATCCTGCCGGGCAGCCTTCAGATCATCCTGCGCACCACGCACATCCCCGAGAGGCTCCTCCTCCCGGGCGGTAAAAAAGTCAGCCGCATCAGGAGCCTGCAACCGCTTCAGCAACACGCCCGTCACCCACCTGTCAAGAAGGACCAGGTCCCGCAGCACGCAGTCGTTCTTGCGGCACTTGTACTTCGCAGGCTGCCCCGTCCCCTTCGAGAACGAGGTGAGAGTCTCCCCGCACACCCCGCACACATACAGCCCACTACCCAGGTACTTGCGGACGTTCGACGCAGCCGGGATCCGCGACGGATCGTCGAGGACCGCGCGCAGACTCCGCCACGTCGGCTCGTCCAGTGCGGCCTCCCACTGTGCCGGCCCGGCTTCCTCGCCGCGGTGCTGGAGGATGCCCGCGTTGCGTGGCCGGCGGAGCATGCGGCTCAAGGTGCCGCCGTCCCAGCGGGCGCCGGTGCTGCTGTGCAGGCCGCGCTGGTTGAGGTCGGCGGCGAGAGAGCGGATGGATGCCCCGGCGAGTATCGCGTCGGCGGTCTCACGAATGACGGCGATCTCCGCAGGGACGGGGGTGACACCGTCGGCTTCCCACCCGTAGGGGCGGGGGCCGCCGCAGTACTCGCCGCGCTGCACCTTCTGCTCGCGCGCCCGCCGCTGCCGCTCGATCATCCGCTCCACCTCATAGCGGGCCTGCACGCCGAGCTGCCGGGCGATCATCCGGCCGGTCGCGGTACTGAGGTCGAGGTGCCCGGCCTTCACGGTGCGGGTCTGGATACCGCGCGGCTCGCAGACGTCGATGTACTCCTCAAGCTCGACCGGGGACCGGTGGAGGCGGTCGGTGTGCCAGGCGAGGACCGTCCCGAAGGCGCCGGCGCGGAGGTCGTCGAGCATGCGCTGGTAGTCGGGGCGGGGCTTGCCGCTGTAGGCGGAGAGGTCGTTGTCGGTGTAGACGCGGACGACGGTCAGGCCGAGCTGGTTGGCGAGGGCTTCGCAGTCTTCGCGCTGGCGGTCGACGCCGAGGCCGCCGCCTTCGCGGTCTTCGCTCATGCGGCAGTAGATGCAGGCGAGTTGCGGGTCGGATGGTTCGTGGCGCATGCGGTCATGATGGCACTCTAGATGGGGGTCCCGCAGGTCTTCGGAAGACCGAAGGTTGACGGGACCCCCCTCTAAGGTTGACGGGACCCCCCTCTAAAGAGTGAGGTCAGCGCCCTGCGGCGCTCAGCAGAGCCTGGAATGCGCCCTGCCGGGATGGGTCTCTCGACCAGATGCCGAGGGTGGTGACTCTGTCGGCGTAACGGTTCAGCTCGTCGAGGAGGCGCCGGTCCATGGTGCCGGGGCGGACGATGATGAGCGTGAGCTCGTCGAGCTCGATCTCCATCATCATGCGGCCGTCGGGGAGTTCGAAGGGCGGGCAGCCGGGCGGGAGTTCGTCGCTGAAGACGATCTGCGCCCGGACTGTCTTGCGGGCGGTGCTGGCGGTGCAGTGTTCCGGCATGGGACCCCCATGGACGTGCCGCATATTTAATTCGATAGCACGTGCGAACGGTTGCGTTCGTGCAGGCTATCGCAATCACACGCTTCCCAGGCGGATGCGTAATGGTGCCACCTCGAACAAGGTGCGACTACACCCCGCCAATAAGTACTACCGGCTGTGACGGGTGTGGCCAATGATCTTGCCGGGGAATGAGGGGGAATGCCCGATTACTGGCCTTCGGTCAGCGACCTCATCAACGCCCGAATGGCCGCACGCTGAACAGGCGTCAGACGATCCGCATCCGCCAAGAACGCGCGCACCTCAGCCGACTCACTGAAAACAGGATCCGACCCGAAGAACTGGGCACCCGCCGCATCCTGCAGCATGCCCACCGGGAGACCGAGGCCGGCCGCCAAGCCGCGCAGCATCTCATACCTCGGGGCCTCTACGGTTTCCCCGGTCGCCAGACGGTGCAGCCAGCTGCCCTTGACCGTCTGCTCGCCGCTCTCGGGGTCGATACAGCGTGCGGCCAGCCTCTCGTAGCCGAGGCCTAGTTCTTCTTTCCGCTGCACAACGATGTCGCGGAACTGCGTCCGGTCGCCCGTCGCCTTGGGATCACGCGCTGCCATGACGGTCATGATGCCACTCCGGTTCGTCTCGTGGGCCGTGGGGTGTCCACGTGGCCAGAGGGGCGTGGCCTATATCCCCCCTGCTGGTGCAGGACCTTACGCCATACACGCTGGACAGAGTGTCCACGCAAACTGACGGCGCACGCCAGAGCGCACAGCCGGTTTGGCGGATTCCACACAGACCACCCAAGACAGTGGACAGAGCGTCCACGCCGTGCAATGCTTCGACTATCCAAGCGGTGCAACACCGCAGACGATTTTCCTTGCATGAGGTGGACGAGAGTGACCACATCCATCCCCGCCCAACCCGCCCAAGACCTGCTCTTCCACGTCGACGCCGAACTCCTCAAGCGCCTGATGAAGCGCACCAAGAGCGGCGCAGAGATCACCGGACGCGAACTCGCCGCAGAAGCAGGAATCGCCAGCGGCACGATCAGCAACGTGCTCACCGGAGCCCGCCCCCGACTCCGGGGCTACACCGTCGCCCCGATCTGCGACGTACTCGGCGTGGAACTCCTGGTGCTGTGCACCCCAGTGGAACGGCTTGAACCCGCCACACAGCGACTCGAAGAGCTGAGCGCGGCATGAGCACGCCGCCGTTCTCCTTCGCCGACTTCGACGCCACCTTCGGCCCCGAAGGATCCGAACGCGCCGACCGTGAGGTAGCCGCCGCTCCCCCGTTCAGCCCGGAACAGCGCGAGGCGCTGAGGGCCCTGTTCGCGCCGGCCTGTATCCGGCTGGCGAACCCCGCGGCTGACGCTGCCTGACCCCACACACGCCGAAGGACCGCCCTCCTTGCCCGGCTGACGGTCCCGCGACTCGGCAATCCACCAGATCCCATTGAAGGAGTGGATCACCTTGAGCATCAATCCTACTGGCCTTCCCGGCGCGAGCGTCCTCGTGATGACGCTGCCGGAGGCCCCCCTACGGGACGCGGAGAAGGCTCGCGCGTTGGCGCAGAACCGGAACGCGTTCACGGTCGACTGCCTGGTCGATGCGTCGAACCTGCCGGCTCCGGTGCGGATTCCGCGGGCGGAGTCGGTGCACGTGATGGTCGCGGATGTCGACGACCTGGGTGAGTGGCTGCGCGCGCTGGGCGGGGAGATCCACGTCAGTCCGGAGTTTGAGGGCGTGGAGTTGTGGACGCTGCACGCGTCGACGGATCCGCGTGAGGACGGCGGCAGCACCGCGGTCCTGGTGTCGGTGCCGGTCCCGTCGGGTGAGCTGGTCATGGAGTGGATCCGCGCGGCGGTGAAGCGGTGAACACGAAGGCGTTGAACTCGCTGGCGGATTTGATCTGTCGGGCGCAGGAGCAGGACCGGACTCCGATGGGGATCGCGTTGGCGATCGATGCGGCTGGCCGGCACATGACCCCGGAGACGGCGGCGGAGGTCGAGCAGTTGCGGGCTCGGGTTGCCGAGTTGGAGGCGCAGTGTGAGCGGCGTCGTGTCCGGCTGGTCGCACTTCAGAACGACGCGTTGAGCATGCGGGGTTCGCTGTCCCCGATGGGCGCGGACCGCAAGGTTCCCTTTCCGTTGGGGGAGACGCTCACCCCGGCCGTCGACTGGCTGATCGCCCGAGTCGCCGAGTTGGAGGCGTTGACGCCGGCCAGGCATCAGACGTGCCGGGCGTGCGGTGCGGGCTACACCTACGGGGAGCCGTGCGTGCAGTGCGAGTTTCGGGCGCGGATGGCGGCTGAGACGCAGGCGCGAGTGCGTCAGCCGGGTCTCGTGGGTCACGACCTGCCTGAGCTGGGTGGTCAACGGTGAGCGCCGCGCATAGCCCTGCTGAGTGGGCGCAGATGGTGTCGCTGGCCGTCAGCCTCTACGCCGCCGCTTCGGTCCCGTACTTCCTCCTCGTCGACGCGGACCCCTGCGACTTCGACCCCCGGCCGGCGGTGCGGCGGGTCCTGAACACCGACGTCGGCGCGCGTCTGGTGGTGGCCGTGTTCAACGCGAAGGCCGATGCCCGCGAGTTCGCCGCTGATGCCCGGATCTTCACCCGCCTGTCTGTGCGTGAGGCCGCCGTGTCTGCGGCCGCGCTCTACGCCCTCCTCGCGATCAACCCGGGAGCCACCCGATGAACCACTCCAGCAAGCCCGACATGTCGTTCAACGTCGGCGTCAACGAACTCCACGGCCTGCTGCGGGTCGACGCCATCCGCACGGACACCCTCGTTCAGCTGGTGCAGCACTGGGCGGAGCCGCGCGACCGTGACGCGATCATCGACGCGCTCGACGAGCTCGCCGCCGTCGTGACCGGGGTGGCCCGTGAGGGCGAGCTTGACGCTGCTGTCGAGCAGGTCGAGGACGCGGCGGGGATGGATACCGCGCAAGTCACGGTCGGCATGCACGATGTGCGCCGGCTGCTGGCGGAGCTCGCCGAGGTGGAGCGCCGCACGTCGCGGTTCGCGAAGGGCGCGTCGGACATCAAGCACCCGGCGATGCTGCCGACCCGCCGCCATCTGAAGGCGAACCCGCTGCCCGAGCAGACCGACAGGCGGTGGACGGCATGAGCGCCCCTGTGATCAGCGTGCGGTTCGAGGAGCCCGCGCACGAGCCGTTCCGCACCGTGCAATCCCGGCAGGCATTCGCCGACGCCCTCCGTGCACGTCCCGGCGAGTGGGCCCTCCTGGGGCGGTACTACACGCACGGCACCGCCAACCAGGAGGCGTATGTGGTCCGTCGGGCTTCGGGCCCGAAGGATCAACCGTTCGCTCCGGCGGGCAGCTTTGAGGCCGAGTCGCGAACCATGTTCGGCGAGCACCGCGTGTACGTGCGGTACGCGGGCGGTGAGACGTCGTGACGACGGTGATGCGTTCCCTCGTGACCCGGCAGCAACGCGACGCCCTCAACCAGCGCCGCCGCAACCTCTACGACACCATCCGCGACCAGCCCGGCGAATGGAAAGCCGGGGCCGTCATGCGGCTCTACCGCGCCAACGGCTGGGGCTGCAACCGGGCCACCGCCCGCCACGATCTGCAGTTCCTCGAGCGTCGCGGCCTCCTTGCCGGGCACGGCCCGGAAAACGACCGCTGGTACACGGCGGTGACCCGGTGACCGGGCACGTGCTGCGCCTGACCGCCTACTGCGCGGCCGTCGCCGCCACCACCTGGCTCCCCTGCCCACAACAACGAAAGGACCCGCGCCGATGAGCGCCGAACTCGCAATCCATCAGCCGGCCGCCGCGTCGCTGCCCGACAAGATGCAGTACGCCCGCGCCCTCGCCGAGTCGGGAATGCTGCCCAGCCAGTACCGCAAGCAGCCCGCCAACCTGCTGTACGCCCTGGAGTACGCCGAGTCCCTCGGCCTCCACCCCATGGCTGCCATCACCGGCATCCACGTCATCGAGGGCAAGCCGTCCGCATCGTCCGCGCTGATCTCCGCACTGGTCCGGAGGGCTGGCCACAAGCTTCGCGTCCGCGGCAACGACCAAGAGGCGGTCGCGCAGATCATCCGCGCCGACGACCCGGACTACACGTTCGAGGTCCGGTGGACGATGGCTCGCGCCGAGCAGGCCGGGCTCGCCCGCAAGGCGGTGTGGAAGAACTACCCCGCCGCAATGCTCAAGGCGCGTGCGATCACCGAGGTTGCCCGAGACGCCTGCGAAGAGGCGCTGTCCGGGATGCACTACACGCCCGAGGAGCTGGGCGCGAACGTCGACGCCGAGGGCCTGCCGGTCGACTCGGAAGTGCAGCAGCTCCGCCGCGTGCAGCCGGGCGAGCAGGACCCGTGGAACGCGCCGCCGCCTCAGCCGAAGGGGACGCTCGTCGTGGACCCCGAGTGCATCGTCACGCACCCGGAAGGCCAGGCCATCGTCGACGCAGCCGCGAAGGCCACGCACCGGGCCGAGGTGAAAGAACAGTGGGCCGAGGCGAAGGACGCTGAGCTGCTCCACGCAATCGTCAAGGCACCGGACACCGGCGAGTGGGAGATGGTGCGCGAGTACCTCGGACGCCTGGGCAAGACGCTGCCCGAGCAGGCCCCGTCCGCCGAGGCGGACGACGGGGTCACGGACGCCGTGGTCGTCGCCGAGGGCGAGTCCGAAGCCGACACCGCCGAACGCGAACTCCGCGCCGCCGCCGCGAACGCCGGACTCGACAACCTCGACGCCGAGTTCGAGCAGAGCTTCGGACTTCCGATCGCTCAGGCGCCGGCATCACGACTCCGGGAGATGACCTCCATCTTGACCGGCTCGGCTGCCTGATTCCCACGGGCCCATACAGGGGCACCCGCCCGCCGCAAACAGGCGGGTGCCCCTTGAACAGGAGACACCCTATGACGACGCTCGGTCTTCGGACCCCCGTCATTGAGCGCATGAAGCGCCTCACCTTGACGGCAGCCGCCCCTGAGGGCACCCCCGTTGAGGGCCCCTGCTGGCTGTGGCAGGGAGCCATCACCTTGGGGGGATACGGACAGGTCCACGTCCGCCACGAGGCCGACGGCACCAGCCGACCCGGCTTCGTACACCGCGTGGGCTACGAGGTTCTCGTTGGCCCCATTCCGGAAGGCCTCCAACTCGACCACCTCTGCCGCGTCCGACGCTGCTGGAACCCCAACCACCTCGAAGCCGTCACGCCGCGGGTCAACTCTCTGCGCGGCGAGGGACACGCGGCCAAGAACGCGGCGAAAACGCGCTGCCCCGCCGGCCACGACATCACCGACCCGGCCAACGTCTACCGCAACCCCCGCAATCCCAACCACCGGCAGTGCCGCGAGTGCCGTCGCCGGAACCGCCGTGCGCACACCCTGCGCACCCAGAAGAAGGCGAGCACCCGATGAGCTTGAAGGACATCGCCGCCCGCGCCGCGGTCCTCTCCACCCTCCACGACGCCATCGGCGAACAGCTGAAGGACGCCAAAAAGGAACTGGAGGCAGGGCTGAAGGCCGCGAAGGCGGAGACCGGAACCCAGAAGATCGGCGTCAGCCTCGACGAGGGACACGACATCGGCACCGTCAGCCTCGTCCAGCCGAAGGCCGCCGCCGCTGTCACCGACGCCGAAAAGTTCACGGCCTGGGTGGTCGAGAACTTCGCCACCGAGATCGAGCGGAAGTTCGTCACCTCGGTGAAGCCCGGCTTCCAGAAGAAGTTGCTCGCCGAGATCACCGCGGCCGGCGTGACGGAGTGGGCGGACCCGGAGACCGGGGTCATCCACAACGTGCCGGGCGTGGCGGTGCAGGGCCGTGCCGCGTACACGCGGATGACCGTGCCGGACGAGGGCAAGGCCGCGATCGCCGCGGCGTGGCAGGCGGGCGCGCTCACCCACCTCGCGCTGCCGGAGCTCACCGTCGGAGGTGCCGAATGAGCACCCACCAGCTCGAACCGACCCGGGAGTTCGGCCTCCCCTGGCACCGCGGCCCGCTCGCCTCCTACGACTGCGAGACCAACGGCGTCGACACCGCCACAGACCGCATTGTCACCGCCGCCCTGATCTGCTCCGACGGGCAGACGCTGGAGTGGCTGTCCGACCTCGACGGTGCCGACATCCCGCAGGACGCGTTCAAGGTGCACGGCATCAGCACCGAGTACGCCCACGCTCACGGCCGGCCCGCGAAGCAGGTCGTCGAGGAGATCGCCGACGCCATCGCAGGCGAACTGTCCGCAGGACGGGCGTCGCTGGTCGTGATGAACGCCCCGTTCGACCTGCCGCTGCTGGACGCCGAGTGCGCCCGGTACGGGGTCGCGACGGTCGCGGATCGGATCGGCTGCATGGAGCCCGTGGTCGACCCGTTGGTCCTGGACCGGCACGCGGACCGGTACCGGCGCGGGAAGCGAACGCTGGAGGCGCTGTCCGCGCACTACAAGGTGGAGTTGACGGACGCGCACACGGCGAAGGCGGACGCTCTGGCGGCGCTCGGCGTCGCGGTACGGATCGGGGAGCAGTACCCGCAGCTGCAGGTGCCGGCGCACCGGATTCACATGCATCAGGTGCATTGGCATGCGGAGTGGGCGGCGAACTTTCAGCAGTTCCTGCGCAGCAAGGGCGAGACGGCTGCGGTGATCGATGGTTCGTGGCCGCTGCGTCCGGTCGGGGGTGCGTGATGTTCGGACTCGTCACCCGCCGCCAGCACGACGCCCGACTCGCGGACGCCCGCGCCGAAGCCGGACGGCTCCGCGCGCAACGCGACAAGGCGATCAAAGATCGGGAGACCGCGGTCTTCAACCGCGAACGGATCCTCCACCAATACAACGAGCTCGACGAGAAGCACACCGCGGCCTGTCTCGTGAACGAACGCCTCACGGAGGATCTGACGAAGGCCCGCGCGGTACTCGCCGAGGCGGTCGCGTCGGACAAGACCAGCACTGACCTTGCTGCGGCGCTTGAGCGGGCCGAACTCCTGCAGCAGCAACTCGACGACGCCCGGCTGCTGGCGTCCCGACTGACCGCGCTGGTGGAGTCCCGGCAGCAGTTGGACGACCAGCAACGCCCCATCGACGCCGCCGCGCCCATCCGCAGGGAGCCGACCTCGACACGGCTACGCAGGGAGCGGGAACGCGTCCGCAAGTTGGAGGAGATCGTCCGCGAGTTGCAGGCGTCGCATGTCGCGGACACCCGTGAACTGCATGACCTCCGGCAGGGGGGCGCCGCGTGACCGGCACCGCCCACATCGGGCTCGCCGTCGAGGCGCTCGTCTTCGTCGCCGCGGTCCTGTTGGTCCGCTGGGCTGTGACCGGAGGCGACCCGAAGCCGCGCCCGCTCGAGCCGGCCGCCGAGTGGGTGCCCGCCTACGAGTGGATCCCCGCGCAAGAGCTGGCCGTCCCGTGCCCCGGATGCGGCACCAGCGTCACCGTCCACACCGCCTCTGGAGGTGCCCTGTGACCGCTGTCAACTTGTTCACCGATCTGGTTGCCGAGCACGGCCTGACCGCCGTCATGGGCGTGCTGGCCGTCGGCTGTGTCGCCGTGTGGTGCCTCCTCGGCGTCGTCGTCCACACGCTCGAGGAGCACCGCATCCGCCGCGCCGAAGCCAACGCCATCGCCGACCTGAAGACGTCCGCCGCATGGGAAACGTTCGACGCCCACCGCGGCATCCGCATCGCCGAAAACTACGCCAACAACCCCGACATCCGCGCCAGATGGGCCCACCTGCCCGCACCCAAGGGAGGCGGCAATGCCTGACACCCTCCACCTCGAGACGCTGGCCGCCACCACGGCGGCCGGGCCCCGGCCCCCGCAGCGGGTGACCGTCACCCTTCCCCCAGGCCTGGACCTCCTCAACTCCAACCAGCGCCTCCACCACGCCCCCAAGGGCAAACTCACTGCCACGATCCGGGCCGCAGCGCACAAGGCGGTCACCGAGGACAAGCGCCTCATGGACGCCCTTGCCAAGGCGAAGCCCGGCCCGCTGTACGAGCGGGTCCACGTCCTCGGCATCCTCCACCCACCGAAGAACGACCGCCGCGACCCCGCGAACTGGTACCCGTCCTTCAAGGCCGCGGTCGACGGGCTCGTCGACGCTGGCCTGCTGGAAGACGACGACCACACCCGCGTCCTCGGCCCGGACATGCGGCTCGGCTCGAAGGTCAAGGGCGGCCAACTCATCCTCGTCGTCCGCCCGCTCGCCCTCGGCGAAGACCCCCTCGACGCCCTCGGACTCCTCCCCGCCACGCCCCGAAAGGAGGCCACCTGATGCCCGGCCCCCACGGCGTACCCCGCGCCGACATCATCGCCCTCCTCGCCGAAGGCCACTCCGACCGATACATCGGCCGCACCCTGCACACCAACCCCAAACGAGTCGGACGCATCCGCAACGAGTACGGCCTGCCCCGCATCGCACCCGTCGGCCTCAGCCTCGAACAGAAGTGGGCCACCCACACCCAGCCCCGCGACGGCGGTCACCTCGCATGGACGGGCTCCCTACGCGGCGGCACCTTCCCCGTCCTCGCCTACCGGGGCGGCCACTACGCGGCCCGTCAGATCGCGTTCCGGATGAAACACGGCCGCGACCCCGTGGGCCGTGTCCTGGCCGGCTGCGGCTGGCGGCCTTGCGTCGCCCCCGACCACGTGGAAGACGCCCGCCTGCGTGCCCTGTACGCCGCTGTCCTGGGAGATGTCGCGTGACCGCCTACCAGGGCCAGGTGCCCGACTCCCGTCGTAAGGCCGACTGGCGGGACTCCGCCGCGTGCCGTGCCGAAGACCCCGAGGACTTCTTCCCCATCGGCGCCACGCCCGCGGCGAAGGCGATCGAGCGGCACGCCAAGGCCGTCTGCTGGCGATGCCCGTCGCTGGAGGCGTGCGGGCGGTGGGCGTTGGAGACGCGGCAGCCGTTCGGGATTTGGGGCGGGATGACGGAGGCGGAGCGGGCGAAGATCCTGCGCCGCCGCGGCATCAAGCTCACCCCCGTTGAAGACGAGACGCCGCAGCCCGCACGACCCAAGCGTGTACCGGCCCAGTGCGGGACCCGGCCCGGCTACCAGAGGCACCTGCGGGAGAAGACCCAGATCTGTCCGCCGTGCCGGCAGGCGAACACGGACGCCGACAACCGGCTGCGGCGCACGGGCACGACGAGGGCCGTCGTGTGATGGCGGGCCCGTGGCGTGGCGGTGTGGTGGTGCGGCGGATGGAGCGTGGTCAGACCCCGATCGCGGACTGGCTGTGTGCGCGCTGCATGGTCCATCGCCGGGTCACGGGCCGCCAACTGGTGCGGGATTTCCTCGCTTCGAACCCGATGGGCGCCCACCGGTGCGCCACCAAAACCAGCTGACCAACCGCCACCGAAAGGCACCCCACCCCATGAGCCTCTACCACTCCGTCGGCATCGCTTACGGCTTCGAGATCCCCGCCGACACCGACCCCGAGGAGATCGACCGCGCGCTGTTCGGGGAGCCCGACACCCCGGACAGCGTGGGCTATCTCGTCATCGGCGACCGCGACCGACTGCTCCTCGTCACCGAAGTCCAGCAGGTCAAAGAGAACGCCGTCGTCCCGCTCACCAGCGAGTACTTCACGCGGCCCGAGGTCACGCAGTGGCTGGCCGCGCTACACGAGGCCGCGGTGCGGCTCGGCTGCACCGATCACCCGCTGCCGACGTGGCTGGTGATCCACAACCACCGCTGACCACCCCTCCCGGCGGCCGTCTCCCCGCGGCCGCCAGCCCGGGGCCGGTGACCCCCAACACCAGCCCCGGGCTTCCCCTCCTCTGACCAGCAGAAAGGCACCCAGTGGCAACCCTCGTAGCCGCCCCCGACCCCGCCAACTCGCCCTTCGACGCCGCCATGGGCGAAGACGGCCGATGGTCCGCCCGCGATCTCCAGACGCTCATGGGCTACGCGCAATGGAAGAACCTGACGCCGGCATTGAACCGCGCCAAGACCGCCGCCAAGAACCAAGGCCTCGTGGTCGACGAGCACTTTTCGCGATCCCGAAAAAACCCCTCTGAGCAGGGAGGACGTGCGCAGGATGACTTTCGACTGACCCGCTTGGCGGCCTACCTGGTCGCAATGAACGGGGACCCCAACAAGCCCGAGGTAGCAGCCGCGCAGGCCTACTTCGCTGTCCGCACCCGCGAGGCCGAACTTCAGGCCGAGAAGCCGATGACCGAGCTGCAACTCGCGCACCGCTACATCGCCGCCCTCGAACGCGAACAAGCCCTCGTCGCCGCGAACGGACAACTCGCCGAGCAGGTCGCCGAAATGGCGCCCAAGGCCGAAGGCTACGACGACCTCATCGCTGCCGACGGATACCTCGACATGGGCGCCGTCGCCAAGGTCCTCGGACCGGTCACTGGCAACCTCGGCCGGACGCGCTTCATGAACCTGCTGCGCGGCATGGGGATCATCCTCCAAGCCTCGACGCTGCCGTACCAGCACCTCATCGACCGCGGCTACTTCGCCGTCCGCACCGAGGTCACCCCGGCCGGCGCGCACCCATACACGGTCGTCACTCCCAAGGGTCTCCGCTGGCTGCACGCCGAGCTCCGCGAGGACCGGCCCACCCTCGGCCACGGTGACGGGCCTGCGGCACTCCCGAGCGGCGACCAGCCGTGACCGCCCGCACCTGGCGACCCGACGGCCCCGGCTCATTCCAGGCCCCGCCCGACGTCCAGCGCGTCCGCGACCGCACCGGACGCCTCTGGTCCCGCAACCAGCCACGCACCCGATGGACCAGCGGCAGCGGCCCCCACATCCGCTGGCGGGTCCTCGTCGACCAACACGGACCACTCGCCGAGGAGACCCAATGACCACCGTGCAACCCACCCTCGACGGCACCCTCCCCGCAGTCGCCGACGACTACCACAGCTGGTGCGACCACGTCCGGCCCGCGTTCGTCGACGCCGCGCGCACGGGCCGGCTCTTCACCAGCTACGAAATCGCCCGCGACAACGACCTCCCCGAGCCGGCCAACCCGAAAGCCGACTGGGGCAACTTCGTCCAATCCCTCGTCCGCGACCACGTCATCGAGCACTGCGGCTGGGACGAAACCATCCGCCCCGGCGGCGAGCACTCCGGAGTCAAAGTCTGGAGAGGCACCCGCGCCGCGCAAGCCGGGAGGGTCGCATGACCGACCGCCCCATCTGCCAGTGGTGCCAGCAGCCCATCCAAGGCAAGCCCACCTGGTGGGACGGCAAACCCCAATGCGCCGACCCCATTCGCTGCGACCGCCGCATCCCCCGCCACACCAACCGCTAACCGAACACGACGAAGGCCCCGCCGAAACGAGGCCAGGAGAGGGGAACGCATGGCTGTTCGCCGCCTGCGGATCGTCCCTGATGGACCGCCGCCTCGCTACGAGGTGACAGCCGCCCCGGACTGGCCGCCCGTCGCCATCCCCGGCCGTCCCGGCTGGTGGCGACACCTGATCCACGGCGAACAAGTCGACCTGCCCACCCGAGACCGGCAGGCATAGCGAAGACCCCGCATCAGCGGGGCCAGAAAGGGGGGGCCATGTCAGGAGTCGGTCGCAGCTTTGGCGCGTTGCTCCTCGACGTCGCGCACCAGCCGGCGCACATGCTCCCGCGTCAGGCCAGTGATGGCGACAACCTCGCTCTGCTTAACGCCGGCATGGATGGCGTCGGTCATGGCGATGGCCAGGGCGGCGCGGGCGTTCTCGGCGCGGTCCTCGGCGGTCTTCTTCGCTCGTACTGCCTTCCGCAGTGCGGCGACGGTGTCCTCGGTGGGGGGCATGCCTGCATGTTCGCACATATGGGTGGCCACATGGAAGCCCGGCCCACCAATACCCGAAAGCCACTCGCTAGTGGCCACATGAATGTGGCATCATTGAGGCGTGAGAGGCGCACCGCGAACAGCGGACCTTACGCCATGCCGTCTGGCATTCATCACCCCAACCACACCCGCCTGAACAGGAACCTCATGGCCAAGAGCATGGACGTCGGAACCAGCGAGAAGCACACCCCGATCAAGCACGCGATCATGCGCGAATTCGTCGGCAAGGAAGTCCGCGCCGCGAACAGCCTCGGATGGATCAAGCGCCTCGTCTGGATTGACCTCACCGCCGGCAACGCCGAAGCCGCACACGGCAACACCTGGTCCGACTCGTGCTCGCCCGGCATCCTCGCCAGCCGCGCCATTCGATCGATCCAACCCGTCGTCGTCGACCTCTACGAGAAGAACCCCGACACCTACGCCAAACTCGTCGGCAACCTCGACGAACAACTTCCCACCCTGGGCTACAGCCGCATTCAGTACGACGGCGAATACAGCGAATGGAACGGATGGGCCGCCCCGAACGCCCAAATTCGCGCCTTCCCACGCGACGGCCGCGAAGCCGGAATCAGCCACATCGCCCGCGGTGACGCCGTCCTCGTACTCAACGACCCGAATAGCGTCACCGAGTGGGCCATGCGGCATAGCTTCGCCAGCGAGATCAACGATGTCCGAGGCCTTAAGGGTCTCCGCACTCTCTCCTGTATCTCCTTCAACGCGAACGGGATCAAGCGGAACCCCTTCCTGGCCGACGATCCGAAACCCCAAACCGACTCACTGCGCGAACGCAGCAACTGGTACGGGCTTATCGACAGCATCACGAAGACGCTCCCGGATCGCCTCGACCTGATGGCCGCCGGATACCTCCGCGACGCATCCCAGTGGACCTACTTCTTCAGCTCGCCCACTGTCTGGCGCGACAAGGGCGAAGAAGAGGACGTCATCGCGGAAGCGTTCACCGCGACCGGCGAGAAACACGACTACGAGACCGCGTGGGCCAAGCGCGACCGCCAGAAGTTCCTGCGCCTCATCGACAGGCGGATCCTCACCAAGACCGAGCTAGCTGAACGGGAGAACCCGACGCTCCCTTTTTTGGCGAGCGGCGAAAGCGCCGCACAGAACAGCCGTACCGCAGCTACCGCGAGTACCTGAGGCACCCGAAGTTCCTTGCGGTCCGGGCCGTCGTCTTCGAGCGCGCCGCAGGCCGGTGCGAACGGTGCAGAAAGCGTCCGCCGACTGAGCCGCACCACTGGCGCTATCCGCCCTGGGGAACGTTCGACGTCCCGGAAAACATGTCCGCCGTCTGCCACCCCTGTCACTGCGAAATCCACGGGAAGCCCAACTGATGAACGACATCATGACCATCTCCGAGGACAACGCCCGCGCTCTGACGGACCGCATCAAGGTCGCAGTCGAAGGCACATGGCAACTGATCCGCGAGGCCTACACCTCCCGCGCCTGGTCGGCTCTCGGATACGAGACGTGGGACGCCTACTGCGCCGCCGAGTTCGGGACCTCACGGCTCGCCCTGCCGCGTGAGGAACGACGCGAGGTCGTTGCTTCGCTCGCCGAGTCGGGGCTGAGCGTCCGTGCCATCGCGAGCGTCACCGGCGACAGCCACATGACAGTCCAGCGGGACCTCAAGGCAGGTGTAACACCGGCTGGGGAAGTTGTTACACCTGCCGTCCCTCGCATCGTGCAGGGCATCGACGGCAAGACGTACACACAGCGGACAACTCAGCCGCCCGCCGACGAGGACCTGTTCGCGGGCGAGGACTGGATCCAGCCCGAAGGCCCCGGCTTCGAGCAGGCCATCACCCGGCCGGCGCCTGCGCGCTCGAAGCCCGAACCCACCACGCTCACCCTCTACACCCACAAGGGCGAGCCCGTCCCGTACCCCAAGCCCACCGGGAAAGCCACCTTCAACAGCACCCCCGGCGCCGGGATCTCCTGGGCCAACTGGTCCTGGAACCCCGTCACTGGATGCCTCCACGGCTGCACCTACTGCTACGCCCGTGAGCTCGCCACCAGCGAACGCCTCAAGCCCTCCTACCCGGCCGGCTTCACCCCGCTGTTCCACGAGCAGCGCCTCGACGCCCCGGCCAACACCGCGATCCCGGCCGAGCATCGCGACGACCCGGCGTGGAAGCGGGTGTTCGTCTGCTCCATGGCCGATCTTTACGGCCGGTGGGTCCCCGACGAGTGGATCACCAAGGTCCACGCCTCCATGTGCGCCAACCCGCAGTGGCAATACATCACCCTCACCAAGTTCCCCGCCCGGTACGTCGGGTTGGAGATGCCGCCCGGCGCGTGGGTCGGCACCTCGGTGGACGAGCAGAAGCGCGTCCGGATTGCCGAGGACGCCTTCCGGAAGATCGACGGCGTCGCTGTCAAATGGCTCTCCCTCGAACCCCTGCGGGAGCCCTTGGAGTTCACCGACCTGTCGATGTTCGACTGGGTCGTCATCGGCGCCCAGACCGAAACCCGGCAACCGTCCGGCGTCGTCCCCGCGTTCGCGCCGCCCTTCGAATGGGTCGCCCGCATCGTCGCCCAAGCCCGCGAAGCCGGATGCCGCGTGCACCTCAAGCCGAACCTCTTCAACGGCAAGCCCGGCATGCAGCCCATCGACGAGTACCCGCTCACCGAGTAGTTCTCCCGCGGCCGTCCACCGCGGCGGCCGCGCCCTTGTTCACCCGAACGGCACGACCGAGAGAAGGACCCTTGAGCCTCGAAGCCACTGTGTGGGCACTCAAGTACGCGCCGCCCATGCCTCCGCAGCTGCTCGGCACCCTCTTCGGTCTGGCCGACCACGCCGACAAGAAAGGCGAGGGCGCCTACCCCTCCGTGCGCACCCTCGCCGCCTACGCCTGCAAGTCGGAACGCTCCGTCCAGCGCGACTTGAAGGAGCTACTGAAGCTCGGCCTGATCCGCGCCGGCGACCAGAAAGCCGCAGCTCACATCCCTGCCGAACGACGTCCCTACGTCTACGACCTGGTCATGGAACTCACCGTTCCCGGCGGTCGCGCGGGCGACGATGCGGTGACGTCGGCGTCACGGGTGACGCTGGCGTCATCCCGTGCACGCGGCGGACGCAAAGCAGCAGCTCACGCCAAAGGTGGGGTGACGCCTACGTCGGGGGGTGACGCCCACGTCACCGGTGACGCTGACGTCACCTCCGGGGTGACGCCCACGTCCGAGTGGGGTGACGCCCACGTCGCGACCGGGGTGACGCCCACGTCACCCAAACCGTCCTTTGAACCACCCACTAACCGTCCTATGAACCAGGAGGGGGTTCAGACCGTAACCACCCACCTGACGACCGTGGCCGACCGCGACGCCTTCGGCGCCCTCTCCCCGATCGACATCGACGGCTGGACCCTCAACGACGGACTCCGCCGCTGGGCCGTCAGCACCTTCGGCACAGGCATCGACCCGGACTACGAAGCCGCTCAATTCGTCAGCCACTTCCGATCCACCGGCCAGAGCCGCCGGAACTGGAACGACGAGTACCAGAAATGGGTCCGCCGCTCCGCGAAGTACGCCTCCGAGCGCGCCGGCCGACCCGGCAACGTCGTGCCCTTCGCCCAGTCGCGCCCCTCCACGACCGATGCCCGCGTCCAAGCCGCCCTCGACCTCGGCCGCCAGATGCAAGCCGAATACGACGCCGCCCACAAGGAGGCCCAGTGATCACCTTCGAAGACGCCTCAACACTCCTCGGCCTCGCCGCCGCCCGCGACCAACGCACCGTCGGCCGCGCCGACATCCTCGCCTGGCACGCCGACCTCTCCGCCGCAGGCCTCACCCGCACCGACGCCGAGAACGCCCTCACCGCCTTCTACCAGGAGATGGCCAACCGCCAACCCAAAGACCGCTACCGCGTCACCGCCGTCGACCTCATCGACATCGCCAAACGAGCCCGCCGCGAACGCGTCGCCAACCTCCGCTACGACGGCGACCCCGACGAAACCCCAGAGCAGTACCTCACCCGGCTCCGCGCCCGCACGACCGCGCTCGCCGACGGCCGCATCGGACCCGACACCGGCTTGCGCGCCCTCAACCCCGGCACCCCCGACCCGCGACTCCTCCGCGAACTCGAAACCATCGGCCACGACGTACCCGAAGACGGCCCGACCAGCAGCCGCCGACCGGTACGCATCGGCCCGCTCACCGTGCCGTGCCCCGCCTGCCAAGCCCCGCTCGGCAAGCACTGCCGCAGCAACGGCCGGGTCCGCACCGTCCCGCATGCCGCCCGCCGCCGGGCCGCACGCGACGCGCACGACCTGCCCCGCGAAGACACCGCCCAGATCGCCGCCCGCAAGGAAGCCTCAGCTGCCCACCTCGGCCGGCTCACTGCCGAGGAGCGCGCCCAGCTCGAGCGATTCCAGCAGCAGCTTGCAACGGAGGACACCCCGTGACCGACCCGCCGGCTTGGTCGATCCGCTGCCCGTGGTGCGGCGCCCCGCCCGGCCAGCGCTGCACCAGCCCCCGCGGGCGCCGCCTCGCCATCGACACCCACGACGCCCGCAAAACCGCCCACCGCCAAACCGGAGACCCGAAATGACCACGCCCGCTGCCGAGACCATCGCCAACCTCTGGGACCGCGCCACTCCCGTCGCCCCGCTCCTGCTTCAGCACCAAGCCGAGATCACCGAGGCCAACGCCGCCTGGCTCGACACCGTCGGCGAGCCGGAAGCCGCCCACCTCCTCCGAGCTGTCGCCGCCGACATCCGCACAGCTCTCGCAGCCCCGACCGCGTAGCCCACCGCCCCGACACCCGACAGGAGCCCACCCGATGACCACCGAACTCACCGACAAGCAGCGCCACGACCGCCGCCTCAAAGCCGCCCGCGCCATCACCGCCGCCCTCCGCGAAACCCACCACGAATGGCACCGCCTCAACGACGGCGACTGGCGCCTCCTCGGCGACATCGCCATGGATGCCCTCGGCGACACGGCCGCAGAGATCCTCACCGACGGCACCATGCTCCGCGCCCTCACCATCCGGGACGGCGTCGCCACCCTCGACCTCGAACCCGCCACCGAAATCCTCAAGATCTTCGTCGCCTCGATGCGGGGCGTCCTCGACGGCTACGGAGCCGAGAACTACGTCGAGACCGAGATGACCGCCCCGTCGGTGTCCATGGACCTCCGTGACGGCGACAACCCCATGGACTCGTACACGGTCACCATCCAGCGCCGCACCAACCCCACCCCCCACGAGTTCCGGCAACGCGCTGAGAAGCAGCGGGACGACGTGCTCCGGATCGTCTCGGCCTGGTGCATCGAGGCCAACGAGAACGGCGGAGTCGACGCAGGAGACCTGGCCTGGCGGCTGGAGCAGGCAGGCCACCCGCTGCCCGAGGCCGACCGGTGACCGGCATCCCTCCGGCCGCTGTCGCCGTCATCGCCGCCGCCCTCGACGACTACCGCCTCACCACCCCCACCAACAGCCAAAACCCCCACGGCGCAGCCGAACGCGCCGTCGAATACCTCGCCTCCAGCGGATGGGCCCTCCACATCCCCCGCGACACCAACGACCCCGACCCGCTACCCCGCCCACGCCACCGCTGCCCCCACTGCTGCGTCCACCACCTCATCACCGCAGCCGGCCGCATCCGCCGCCACGGACCCCACGGCCACCCCTGCCCCGGCAGCGGACAACCCGCAACCGATCACTACCCCGCGTAACCCCCACACCCCCAACCCGCCCCTTACCAACGGAGACACCCCCATGACCAGCCCACTCACCCCCCAACAGTGCGACGACATCGAAACCCGCGCAGGCGCCGCCAGCAAAGGCCCATGGACCTTGGCCTACGCGAACTGCGACTGCTCGGAGGACTGCGGACACGGCCTGTACGTATCCCGCATCAACACCGGCTCCGGCCCGGCGACCGAACTCTGCGACCTGCCGCGCGCCGACTGGGAGCTGATGGTCCACGCCCGCGCCGACATCGACGCCCTCCTCGCCACGGTCCGCCACCTCACCACCCGGCTGAACGCCGTGCACGAACTGTGCGACGAGCAGGAGAAAGCAGCCCGACTGTTCGAGTTCCCCACCCCCGAGTGGATCACCGCCGTCCGCACCGCCGCCTCCACCCCCGCCTGAGCCCGTCCCGCCAACACCCAGGAGCCCGGATGCAGCCGGGCGCACGAAAGGACCAGCACATGACCCGTCTCGCCCGAGCCATCACCGTCCACCTCGCCTGGCGCGAGGACGACGACGCCTGGGATGGCTTCGCTCTCTACCTCGACGAGGACACCGCCAAGGAGGTTGCCGCCAACGACTGGGTGTCCTACGAGCACGGCGACTTCGACGAGGACGACGGCGAGGGCGACGAGCTGGTGTGCGTAGACGAGTGCGGGTTCTGCGACGCCTGCGGAATGGAGCCATTCGGGACGCCCGCAGAGGG